GAAAAGGAGCCGTAACATCAGTGCCTACTGTTAATGCACTTGTAAGTTTTGTTTGTTTTAAATACTGCCAGCCCGTGCCATCTTGTGCATCTCCTTGCGCCCAATTTGGGTCAGGATTTAAGTTTGGAGTAAACACAGTATATGTGCCCGTCCCCCCTGTTCCTGTAAGATATCCAGAAATATATGTTCCCGCAGGAATTCCTGTTCCTGTAATTGTTTGTCCTGTGTATAACGTTCCAGATGTAACATGTGTAACAGTAAGCACATTGCCAGTAATAGACCCAGTTACAGATGCTGTGATGGATGCAGAAAATGTATTTGCTTGTGTGATGATATTGGTGCTGGTATTTACATCACTTATATTAAATGTAACAACATTTCCAGTAGAATATTTCTCAATGGCATAGGAAAAAGGTTGATACACAAAGTTGTCTTGCAGTTTATTTTTATCCGATATGAAGCCTACAGTATCTTTCCATTCGTGAGCAACAACATCCCATGTGCTCGCAGATGCTTTCAATGTATAGTCATAGGGATAGCGAATTGTAATATCAGTATCATGCATGATACGATAAAATATTTCGGATGCCTTTTCTGAACCCTTTGTTTCATAGTACTCACTGATAAACTTAATTAAGCGACGATTTTCTATAAAAGAATCTGTTGGGATATCATACGCATATTCTTTCCGTAATTCCTCAACAAATATATTCAATGTTCTATCAATGTCTGTCCATGTGTCAGCATTTAATAGAATATCGTTAACTTCCCGATTGGTTTCTAAAAATTCGTAATATTTCGTGAGAAATGTAACGAATTGCGGGTAGGTGCTTCTAATATAATCCGGAAGTTGTCCGGATATAAGATAACTAAGTTTATTCTTGAATTCAGACATTATGCGAAGGGTATGGCAGTAACGGTTAGACCAGCAACTGTTTTGTTTGTTGTATTTTCTGTACTGTCATCTAATGTTGCAATAATGTTTTCAGATGGATATGGGTACACAACACCCAATGATTCTGCCGTTGTGCGAATTGTTGCAGGTTTCAAATCCTTACTTAATTCTTGGGGTGTTGCATTGAAACGCACATCAACAACACCCACGCCCAGTGAGGTGACATACCATGATGGGATGGTTACAAGTCCTGAGTTGTCATATGTAACAGTTCCATAATTTCCAATAATGACTTCATCGGTAGAGGCATCTAGCAAGCGCAACGTACCTGTTGCCCCTGTTCCTGTACGAATGGGAGGAGTTGCATCAGGCAAATCTTGAATATAAGCAGTATATTCTCTGCTATTAATAATGGTTGTAAATGTTGAACTTTTCAACGAGTTGGGTTCTATTGCGGTTGTAAAGTAGAAATTTAAATTCTCATAAGACCCTTGTATAGGGGTAATTCTTCTTTGCAAATGCATGTCAATTAACGTGCCTAAAATTGCTCGATGGGCAGTTTGAATTCTGTTACTGAGTTGTCCAAAATAGAAATTCTTATTCAAGGTTGACAATTCAGTATCAAAATAATTTTCAATGGTATTTGATACAATGGTTTGAATTTGTGACGCTGAAAATGGTGTAATGCGCGAATCATATGTGATTGACGCATTTATGCCCAAATACAAATATACAGGTTCAACAAATTCGTGAGTCAGCGTTAACACACTACGAGGACGAATAACATTGTTAATGATGTTATCTTTGTCTGCTTGTGTTATCACATAGTCTGCCACTGGGTCAATGGAAATGAATACACGCCCATAGATGGGAGGAACATTGTTCTCTCCGCCCCATACTGAGACGGATTTTGCTTGAGGAAAATTCGCAGTGATAAGTGACTTGTAATCTTCCACGGTGACAGCACGATTTTTTGTTGCATTGAATTTTGGCGCGTTGAATCGAATAGCATCTATGGACTCGCGGTCAGCACCACCAGTTGATCCTGTGATTAATGTCGTGATTGGGTTTCCCCCACCAATTGTATTCTGGCAACTAAATGTTTGGGCGCCATTTGCAGCAGCACCCTGAGATGCAATATATTCAATGTTGACTGTGTTGCCTGCAACTAATTTTTGTCCAATGATACCATCACCAAAAATTATCGTGTAGTATCCATCTTTATTTTCTTCAACCCAAAACACCTTACTATTTGAAGTTACATCAACAATTGTAGACGTATAATTAAACACATTGGTTGGTCCTGATTCTGTCACAGTGACTTGCAATGTTGATAAGTCAATATTGTTGTTCTTAATCGTGAAAGGTCCTGACACGGTATCCAATGTCACGGTTTCTGTTTGTGTAATCACCATACCTTCTTTCAATTTCACATTATTGAACGGAAAGCTGCCACTTACTTTAGAGGCAGTAATTTCTTGTGTTGTCAGAAAGGTGAAATTTTGGTTGTTTCGTTTTGATGTGAATTTTGTGTATTTTGGAATTGTCAGAGGACCCGCGAGCGCACTAGACACTGACACATTAACATATGCAGTAGGTGATGTTACCGAGCGAGGAATATATCCCAACGTCTTTGCAATAGAGACAACAGATGACCGCTTCACGGCGGTATCAAGAAACATTTCATTTGCCACAAAATGCGCCAGCATGGCATTGTAATGTGTGTTATATGCAAGTACATCAAGCAACACACTTAGACCAGACCCAGTAAAATCATAATCAGTGAATTCATCTTGACTACGCAAGAAGTTGATTAAGTTTTGCTTAATTTGGGAAAATTCAAGCTCTGTTATTCTTAGTTCTGGCATTAGCGTAATCTCTTTAGCGTGAAATTAAATGTTGCAGGAGCATACACACCAATTGTATAAAAATTCAATGTAATCACATAAGAATTTTCATCATAATTTGGATCCATGACAAGTGATTCAACAACAATTCTGGGTTCGTAGTTCGCAAGGCAATTTATGATAACTGCTTTCAATGCCTCAATTGTGATGAAATCCATGGGTTCAAATAACAATGCATATAAATCAGACCCAACTTGAGGTTGAAACAACCTTTCTCCCTTCTGTGTCAGCAAGAGATTTTTAATTGACTGTTTCACTGCGTTCACATCCACACGTTTTGCAATATCGCCTGTTGCATCAGCAAGATTCAGGCGTGAGAATGATAGGTCTATATCTTTGTAAATTCTAACCGGAGTAGTTGTCATGAGTAGTATTTATACAGAAGTCTAATAGGTTAATGCTGAATCTGGCAATAGATTCACAAATTTTGTTGCATACGTTACGTCATTTTTGAATGTATATGTTGCTAAACGTGCCGCGCTTCCACTATTACCATTTGCAAGATTTAATCCTTGTTGCTGCCACTGAATATGAATCCAGGGCTTATATGTTGTCACGTTCTTGTGATTTCCTAGACGATACTCTAACAATATCTTGTCAAACTGAATATGTTGCTTTAATTGCACCGCAACATCATAGTATTCTGTGAAGGGTTTCACAAAGCAGAAATCAACTGCCAATCCTTGTTCATGGAACGACACACCAGATGCAGGTTTAAATGCTCCAGTAATTTGTCCAGGTGTTCTAAATGTCGATGAAATAATGATGTTGCTTTTCCCTACAATGTCATACACAGGTTCAATGACATTCTCACACAATTGCCGCAAATTACATACAATGTCTTGTATCTTTAATCCATGCTGTGCTTGCAACTTGTCTGTTCCCTTTAGCATACCCAACTTGATGTTTTTTGATAATTGATATGATGGTGAGAATGATGAGACACCATAAATTGTTGAGCATGAGGCAACTTTTGCCGGTTTTAATTTTTGTTCGTTTGTTGTATCTTCTTGTCCTGCTGTTAACGGTTTATCAAGGTCTTCTTTTGTGAGTAATCCTTCGTCTATTCCTTTCTTTTTCAGCACCTTGATTTCTTCTTTATTTGCTTCTGCATTTTCAGCCAATGTTGACAATGCTGAACTCCATTCACCTAACTTGTCATCAAGCAAGAGCGGAGGAAGCACAGGTTCCACAGGAGTAAATTTCTTTGGCGCGTTGACATTGGGTGTATCAACAGTGGGAGCAACAGGAGGTATTGCAACAAATGATAACCCAGTTGTTTTCAACACAGCAACCTCAGTGATGGGGCTAGAGATGGTTGTTTTTGTTGTCCCGGTCATGTTCAATCCTGTTGTTGATTTAACATTTAATGTTGCACGGGAACTGATGTTCGTGTCTTTTTTACTATGTGTGGTAATTTTACCGCCTGACAACAAGTTGATGTCACCCGCTGATGTGACATTGAAATGTCCAGCAATATTTAAATCCATGTCATTATGCACATCGGCAATCAACTTTCCGTTCACCTCGAGATTGACATTGTTCTTCACAAGAATGTTGCAATTTCCTTCAATGGTGATGTTTGCGCGACCGCCAATATAAATGTATCCATCACGCTCTAAAATTTCAAAACTATCACCTACAATCTTACGTGTCACAGTACCATTTCTGTCTATCTCAGTGAATGTGCCTGCACGGTGATACCAATGCATACGCTCATTTTTTGGAGTGTCATCATATTCTATGACATGCCCTGATTCTGTTTCTTGCACATGATTGTATGGATACTGCGCGTTATATGAAGATTTAGGTTGACTCCATGGTTGTCCGCCACCGGCAATCTCAATGTTTTTTGTTTGTGCTGCATCCTTTTTTCCCACAACGGTGTCATGCGTCTTTTCATTCCGCGCCAGACGATTTGTATCAGGTTCACCTATTGCTGATACACGAGGATATACTTGTTTAGGATCAAAAAATCCTGTATTTTCTGGAACTTTACGTAATGCTGAATTTGACGGTTGTTCATTGATTGACGGAGGCAGTGTAGTGATTGCAGGGGGTGTAGCTGCTGGTATCTTTTTCCCCGCATCATCTATATCACGATGCGGGGAAAAAGATACCAGCAGCTACACCCCCTGCAATCACTACACTGC